TCAAGAAAGATATCCTTATATTTCATCGATACGCGACAGGATGTTGGTGCTGTACCCACGTAGAGATCACTCTTTGATATATGTGTGACATGAGGCTTGACAAATTTGAAATCATGTAGAATTTCTTTCCTCGTCTGCTTAAAGTGTCTAGCCAACAGAGTAGCGAACAACAAGACACAGTGACTCTGGTACATATCTAAAATTATACCGACACTATCAAAGTATTCGATTCGTTGATTGATATCGGGGCTTTCATGGAGTGTGATTTTAATTTTTTCCAGGTTGTCAGGTAACTCAATTCGATCGAGTATACTCTTTCCGAGATAGTGATCATTATAGAGAACGTTCATATCATTTGTCTTTACAAACGATTGTATTCTTTCAAAGTCTTCCAGAGAATGTCCGTGAGGTTTTTCCAAGATGTAGGTTGGGTTGACGACATTCATATAGGGTTCGACGTTTTCACAAAAATTGTGGGTTGGAATAGACATGTAGGCGACAACGTTTGACGTATTCTCGAGATGTTGTAGATTTGAAACAACACTCCGTGATATAGGTGTATGTGGACATTCCAGTTTGTTCAGGGCTGGGATGATCCTCGTCTGTGCCAGGTGGCCCCGGGCTCCGAATACGAGACAGTGATTCATCTAATTAAAAGGTAGAAATTATAATCAAATAATGATATTCATCGATCGGATTTTGCGTTACATGTCGAAGGATATCTACTTACCATTGCGATGTTATGCCACCAAGAAGGAGTGCTTCTCAAAGACGAAACATTGTCGTTGTAAAAACTTTTGTAAATACCCACCAAATAAGGGTTTACCTGAAGCGAAACTAATCCTCGTGAAGGAATATAAGGAGAAGTGTCGTTTATAAAATACAATGTCCCTTGGGGTCAAGAAACTGTCCTATGATTCTATTATTCCTACTCGTGGTTCCGATGGTTCTGTGGGTTATGACCTCTACAGCAATATGGACTGTGTTATTCGTGCGTCGGAAAGAGGGCTTGTCTCCACGGGGATCACAGTTGTTCTCCCATCTGGAGTATATGGACGCGTCGCACCACGATCCGGACTCGCCGTCAAGCATGGTATCCAGGTTGGGGCTGGTGTCATTGATCCAGACTATACGGGTGAAGTCAAAGTCGTTCTCTTCAATCATGGGGACAAAGACTTTGAGGTTAAGAAGGGTGATCGCATCGCTCAGCTCGTTCTTGAGAAGTGTGAGACACCGCCTATCACTGAGATCAATATCGTAGAAGATACTGGCCGTGGTTCGGGTGGTTTCGGATCAACGGGTCAGTGAAAGAAGTGCAATGAAAAACATGCATATACCCCCGGCTAAAATGTAGTATAAGACATTAGCATTCTCCTCAGCTTCTTTCGTTTCGGGGATGAATTCTTCCATGGGTTCTTCTGGTGGAACCGGTTCGTACAGTTCCGTGTCATCAGAAAAACATTCATCATCTTCATCCGCCATGTATCGTTCAATCTCCTCTTCTGTACACTTAGATGGGTTGATACAGAAAGAGCATGGTTTATCAGGTTGGCATTTGCAGCACTGATCCAAAGATTTCTTGGGTTTCGTTATATTCTCACTCGGGGCCATGAAGCCAGATTTGCACACATCGGGACTAACTGGTCTACACCCCATGGGTTCTATTTCAACATTGTTTTCGCGTTTCGATTGTCCGACGATACAACTCATTATATTCTATCTATATTTTTATTGTCACAGTACCAAAAGTCTTCTGATTGAGGCATGAAGAGGACACCTTTGGTCATTGTCATGTAGAGTTTGGCCTTATTGACATCGGGGTAGGACAGGAGCATCCACCGTTCCCAATACTCTGCCCTGAAAAAGTCTTCCCAATCTTCCTTCTCACTTTCATCTATAGCCAACATACCCCGATGAATTTCATGGTGATTTGTCTCTACCCGCAACTTCTTAGGAATGACAGCTCCTTTCCTAATAAGGTGTGCACGCATGAGACGGGCGTCACCATGATCAGTGTAATATTGGACACCCTTCTGACCGAAATCGATGGCTCTTTTACTTGGTAGGATGACGCGATATTTATGTGCAACAGATGGACTGGGTTTAAGAACGACGTGCATTTACTGTACCGTGACAATTTCTTTGAGTGATGTTTTACTCGTTATATTCGAAGGAAGTCGAATTGATAGGACCTTTCTACGTATTCCATTGGGTGCCACTTGAGCTATGTTTTGGAGCTTGAGACGCTTATTTTTTTCATCCGTGACGACCATGTAGTATTTGAAGTTTGTGACAAAATATTCCCATTCAGGCCCCTTTCGCTCAGACATCGGTGTGAATTTATGAACCAGACCCCATATGACCTTTTTAAGGAATGGAAGACGGTTACGTGGATCTTTAGGTCCGATGGGTGTACCGAGTGTTTTGTGCATGAGCATGACGAACGCTTCTATGTAACAGAAATGGTGTTGAGATAATTCATCGTACTGTGATATTTCAAAGGACTTCATGAGCATTTCGTTGGTTTTGAAGCGAATCTTAGCTTTCTGGTTAAATTCGGTAGGTGTATTATATACGATCCCACCAGAAGGTTGGAGGGGTAGACCCTTATAGAACCTTTTATATTCCGGGAATCGTTCCTGTAAATCCTTCTTGAATTCAGGGTTTTTACTACCCATTGAATCATAGAGTTCTATGATTTTATTGTTGTGATTCACTTTCGCGAGTGCGAAGTGACCTTCGCCGGTATCGGGGTAGTGCTTTTCGAGATGGATATATTCGACACCATTCGTTCGTCTATGATTCAGTTTACAGGAAAAATCGAAATTTTGCTGTGATTCCAGTTTAATGGCTTCTCCTATTGCATCGAATGTGTCACCCTTGAATAAGAAACGTTTGGCAAGTTCAGAAGCGTTTTCGATAGCCATGAGTTTTTTTGCAACCGTGTTCGTCTCTATACGACTTTCGAGATAATCCGTCTTATCAATACTCGGATTATCTTTCATCATTTTTAAAATCTTCTTTTTGACACCCTGATTTTTAAGGAGTTTTACAGGAACGAGATCCATATATAAATATAAGGATTAAATTTTTATATAAGAGATGTTGGAATATACTGCCTCAGGTAATATAGTTGTTAGAGTTGGACAGAATGCAAAAGAAAATGATCATCTCACAAACATGAGTGATCCCCAACACTGGTGGATGCATGCAAGTGGTTACCCGGGGTCACATGTTGTCATCTGTTATGAAGGACAGGGACTTCCTAGAGACGTCAAACGAGATGCTGCTGTATTAGCTTTACATCATAGCAAGACACCCGAGTCTAAAATGTCATGGGTTGATCTGACACGTGTCGGAAACGTTTCAATGATGAAGCAACATGGTCAGGTGACATTAGAGGGTAAAATTGACCAGATTACAATATTTATGCAAAGAGAAAGAGAACGCTTGGAAAGAATCTTAAAAACAAGGTGTGTTATCTAGACAGATGAGTCACCAGGACTGGACTCCGGTCGTCATCCATGGAAAATCTGCCAAGCCCCCACCACCCAAGCACTATGAACGTACGAAAGAGCAGAAGCTGGAGGATGAGGAGATCGGCACCCATAAGAAGGTGTCACTTTCCATGGCCAAGATGATCCAACAGGGACGTATTGCTAAAGGTTTCAAAACACAAAAAGATTTAGCAATCGCGGTCGGAGTGAATGCGAGTGTCATTGGTTCCTACGAATCGGGTCGAGCCATACCAGACCCTACCATCCTTCAGAAGTTGAGAAGGGTTCTGGGTGTCAAACTAAAGTAAACTCGAGTAGTGTCCAGCGATGTAATAGACATTTTCGAAACCGAGTTCCTCCAATGTCTCTGCTGCAAATCTGGCCCGCTGCCCAGTGTTGCAGTAGACGAGTAAACCCTTCCTGGGAAGTTCCGTCGTGGTCTTTTCGTTAATCTTATTAACGGGGATGTGGAGTGCCTTTGGATAGTGTCCTGCACGATATTCTGTGATTGTACGAACATCGATGACCTTCTTTATATTACCCTCCTTGATGAGCCGCTTGGCTTCTGAGGCGGAAATGAGGTTCTGCCCCATGAACGTATACGCGAGTGCGCCAGTGAGTGCACCAGCTATGAGAAGGGGTAACATGTATAAAGGTATGTTACATTTTTTATTTAACTAATGACCGAAGACACGTTTGATAAATACATTATGGAGTTTAAAAATGTTTGTTCCGATGAATTTTGTGATGAAATCGTAGAATGGTTCGAAAGTGACGACTGTAAAAAGAATACGGGTTTAACCGGAATCGGTATTTGTCACAATCTAAAACAAACAACTGATGTACAACTCAATATTAACATGCCTCACCAAAAGAAATTAATTCACGATATCGCCCGTATTTTAGGTGAGGGAAAGTTTAGATATATCGAAATGTGCAATCACAAAAATCTAGACAGAGAAAGTTCCGTTACAACCCCATATAATACTCCAGTTGGGATTATAGAGTCTTTTTTAATTAGCTGCGTTGAATCTATACCACAGATTCAAAAATATGCTAAAGGTGATTTTTTTAAGTGGCACACTGATTATTGTGGTTTTGATCAGAGATTTTTGGCCTATATTTTATATTTAAATGACGTAGATTCGGGTGGTGAGACTGTTTTTATATCAGGGAAACGCGTTAAACCCGAAAAAGGTAAGTTATTAGTTTTCCCCACAAATATAAATTATGTACACAAAGGGGAAGAACTAAAAAAAGGAACTAAATATATAATCACGTCGTTTAGTCTAGTACCCCGTGATTATGGTTCACCCGAATTTCAGAAATCTGTATTTAAGGTATGAGTCAGTATTGTTATATGGTATAAAGCGTAGAGTCGTCCATAGTATAAATGAACAAGAAAACCGCTGATGTGTCCACTCGTATCACTCCTGATCAGCTTGCTAAGCGTTCAATGGATTGTCGTTTAGCTGCTATGGAGCAGGCACTTAAGGGTGAAAAGGTTCGATACAAATCTAATTGTGACTCGGAGAAGTTCAAGGAATTCCTTGAGGACCGACTCACAATGTGGGAAGGGGAGAAGGACAAGACCTTCTATGGGAAGGGGATGTACGAAAAGACCAAGACTTTGATTGACAATTGGAACTAATTTTTCTTGGAGATACGCACGTGGTTCATTTCGTAACAACATTGTGCAAACCCATCATATGTCTTACCACACGCACGACAATGTACTAAACTGTTATTGTTGTTATTGTTAAATGTGAAAGGGCGGATATTCTTGGGGACAGTCATAACATTTTTGTTGTTGATGTTCACCCTATTACCATTACCCGAAACCGACTTTATGAAGGCCGCTGTAGGGTTGTATGTCCTATTTCCCTTGGAATTCTCCACGTAAAGGGCACCTCTTCCTGACATTCTTATACGGCGACCCTTCGCGTCCATGTAGGGGGTGGGCCCCACCGACATCTTATCGAACTCCTTGCGAGCATTCATGACTTTTAAATATAACTACAAATTAATTACCGAACGCAACACCGGCCATACCATTCTTGATACGAAGAATGTTATAGTTGACTGCGTACATACGCTGGTACATGTTACCACCGGACACATTCCTGAGTGTCACCTTCGCCGTATCGATGCGAGAGAAGTTCAAGGAACCGGAAGGCTGAGACTTGCCGACGTTGAGGCAGAATGGCCACGTGTACACGGGAGCAGTCTCGAGGAGATCGTCGGGAAGAGCCTGGCAATGCATCTTGGGAACCACGTTATGGTGGTAATCCTTGGACATGTTCTCGGAGAGAGGTGTACCGTTGATGTACAAGGTGGCATCGTCGAAAGCATACGCCGTATCCCACGTCGCACCCACGTTAGACGACACGAGGTGAAGAGCACTCGTAGGGTGGTTGAAATACGTGAGATCGATGTCGGTGTCCGTCGAACCAACCATCTGGTACTGTGTCTGTGTCATGAGAATCTCATGCTCGTTGTCCGTGAAAAACTTACGCTCATCGGTGTCGAGGTAGGCATACATCGCATACACCTTAGGGGTTGACGAAAAGGTACCGTCACGGCACTTGATGCGGATCTCAACGTCGTGGTACTGCATGGCAACAAGAGGAAGGGACTTGGTCCAGTCCTGACTGAAGAAGAAGGGAATCACGAAGTGATCAGCGGTACCCGCGGCATTCTTCGCATTCTCCTTAATCTCAGCTGTAGACACAGCCGTCGACGCACGAGCCTGTGTTTCGTTGTAGAGTACGTTGTGAACACCCTGGACGTAGAGGGAATCGAGGCGGCAGACCTGCTGACCACCCACATAGAGAAGGAACTCAGTTGGGTTGGAATCCTTGGAGAAAAGACCCGTCGTGTTCGAACCCGTGGCGGCGATGCCAGGGGCTTCGATCCATACGTAGCTCAAAAGATCACCCTTGGACTTGATGGGGATGGTCACTTCGGCACCCGAACTGAACGAACCGATGTAATCGATACGCTCAGGCTTGATGGAGAAGTTCGTATGACGCTTGTAGTTCTGACGAAAAAAACTGACTTCGGGTTGACCAGTGATGTAGACATCCTGGGCACCCTTGGACACGAGGTCAATCAAAGCGGCTGACATTTACTAGTAAACGATATTAAAATTTTGGCTCGAAGTGTACATAAGGAAGGATGGTTGTATTTCAGGCACTCACATGGGAAGCACGTGACGAAGACGAGGATCACTTGATTAGTATCTTTGGTAAGACAGAGGATGGGAAGTCTGTGTGTGTAACTACTACCTTTGAACCATACTTTTACATCAAGCTTCCTGATATCAAGTATGCTCGTGAAATATACGCTCACATCAAAGACACTTGCACGGGGTACACCGTCGTTGAATCGAAGGATATCTGGGGTTTTCAAAATAATCAAAAATTCTTGTTCATGCGTATCACATTTTCCAATCTGAAGAAGCGGCGAACGACTGACTACTTCCTGAAAAAACCTCTCAACCTCTCGAGTGGTCCATTTCCCCTGAAGGTGTATGAATCCAATCTTGATCCCATGCTTCGTATGATGCATCGAACAGGCATTCAATCCACGGGGTGGTTGGATACTGGTAGTGAATGTGTTCGATCCAATCTTGCACATGTCAACATTGACCTGTTCTGTAACAACTGGGAAACACTCACACCTGTCAAACGTGATGACGTGGCACCCTTCGTCGTGGCATCCTTTGATATTGAGTCGAATAGTTCTACTGGAAAGTTTCCTGATGCGGACATAGATGGTGATGCCTGTTTTCAGATTGCCTTGACTCTTTGTAAACTTGGATCGGATGAACCCTATGACAAAACGTGTCTATGTTTCAAAAAAACCGACCCAAACCTGGAAGGTTCTACGATCATCAGTTATGATACAGAACGGGAAATGCTTGAAGCATTCAGAGACTACATCATCAAGCAGGATATCGATATCATGACGGGTTGGAACATCTTCGGGTTCGATCTTGAATACATCTACAAACGAGCTGCAAAGGTTGGGTGTAGCCACTCTTTCTACAACCTTGGGAAGTTGAAGAATGTCGATTCAGAAATGGTCTACAAACGTCTATCGTCGAGTGCTTTGGGTGATAACATGTTGAAGCTTCTTCCCATGACTGGACGATTCATCTTCGACCTGTTCCACGAAGTCAAGAAGGGCTACAAACTTGATAGCTATAAGCTAGACAACGTTTCGAAACTCTACCTGGGTGATCAGAAGATTGATATGCCTCCCAAGGAGATGTTTGCTCGCTTCGTTGAAGGTGACCCCGTCAAACTCCGAGAAGTTGCCGAATATTGTATCAAGGATACACTGCTACCACATCGCCTCATGAAACGCCTTTGTACACTTCTGAACCTCCTGGAGATGGCGAAGGCTACATGGGTCCCCATCTCATTCCTCGTGGAACGTGGACAGCAGATTAAGGTTTTTAGTCAGCTGACCAAGAAGGCTCGGGAATTGGGTTTCATGGTCCCCACGATTCGCTACGGGGCTATCCCACCTGAACCCTATGAAGGTGCGACCGTTTTAGAAGCTCAGGGTGGTGCATACTATACACCAATCACGGCACTGGATTTCGAAGGTCTGTACCCTTCGATCATGATGGCCCACAATCTATGTTATTCGACGTTCGTCATGGATGAAAGGCGTTATGGGAACATCCCCGGTGTTAATTATGAAACGTTTGAATTGAATGGTGGCACCTACAAGTTTGCACAGGATGTACCCAGTCTCCTTCCGAGTATTCTGGCAGAACTTAAACAGTTTAGGAAACAGGCAAAGAAGGATATGGCTGCTGCGACGGGGTTCATGAAGGAGGTCTACAATGGTAAACAGCTTGCCTACAAGGTGAGCATGAACTCGATCTACGGATTCACTGGTGCTGGTAAAGGCATCCTTCCATGTGTACCGATCGCCTCGACGACAACCTTCAAGGGGCGTAGTATGATCGAAGAGACGAAGGAGTACGTGGAGAAGAACTTCCCGGGTGCGAAGGTGAGATATGGGGATACGGATTCAGTAATGGTCGAGTTTGATGTTGGTGGTCGAACGGGAATGGAAGCGATTGAATACAGTTGGGATCTGGGCGAAAAGGCTGCCGAAGAGTGTACGGCCCTGTTCAAGAAACCCAACAATCTCGAACTCGAGAAGGTGTATTGTCCGTACTTTCTGTACAGTAAGAAGCGTTACGCTGCCAAGCTATGGACCAGGGACAAAGAGGGTGAGATGAATATGGACTACATCGACATCAAGGGACTCCAGGTTGTGCGTCGTGACAACACAGTGTTCGTTCGTGAAGTATGCAAGGAACTTCTGGATGTCGTACTAGAAAGTAGTGATCCAGGACCCCCGAAACAATTGGCTCTTGAGCGAGCGATCAATCTTCTAGAAGGTGAAGTTCCCGTTGATAAACTCATACTTTCACAGCAGTTGGGAGATTCCTATAAAAATCCGAACCTGCCCCATGTTCGGGTTAGGGACAAGATGCGTGAAAGAAAGCCTGGATCCGAACCACAATCTGGTGATCGAGTACCGTACATTCTTGTGAAAACGGATAACCCGAAGGCGAAGGCTTACGAAAAGGCGGAAGATCCGGTATTCATGAGGGAAAATGATATCCCTGTCGATTACCACCATTACTTCACCAACAAGTTCTTGAATCCAATTTGTGATCTTCTGGAACCCCTCGTGAAAAACCCAAGGACTGAAATCTTCGGTGACTTAATCGCTCAACATAAACCACCACCCAAAAAGAGAGAACCAGCACTGAGTGGTATGAAGAAGGACCAACTCATCGAAGAGTGTAAGAAATATAATCTCGATACTGTGGGTAAGGTTGCTGAACTTCGAGAAAGGATCAAGGCTGCTCGTTCCGACAAGTTGACATACGATGAGGTATTTAAAAATTACGATTGATACAGTATTAAGATGGACGAGAGACTTAATGCCTTGTTCCGCGACGAAGTAAAAAAGGCTGTCGAAGAACAAACAAAGATCATTAAGGGTGAGTACAACGAACTTTTGAAAAAGGCGAAAGAGGAATACAAAAATGAGATTCTGAATCACAAGAACAATACCAAGGATGCCACTAAGAAGATCATAGACGACCTCAAGGAAGAGCATCAAAAGCAAAGGTCTCTACTTCAAGATGAAATTCGAAAACTCAAGGAAGAACAACGCGAAGTATCGAAGACTTCTAAGGCTGATTTGGTAGAAGCAAAGAATGTGTTTACAGAAAAGGCACGATCGATTCATGGTTCTTATAGTGATTACCTACGAGTCGTCTCCGTGAATTACAGTATTCCGTATAGCGTCCTGTTACGTGATGCTCCCGTGGAAGAAGACAACATATGTAGGGGTCTGAAGAAGAATTTGTCTAGATGCAATCTCAAGGCAAGGTGTGATGGTTACTGTAAACATCACCACAGTCAATTGGTTCGAAAACACACGATCGAATTTATTGATGAAATCTCATCCACCACGTCAGGAGAGGTTGAAAATAAGGGGCTTATAGATTTCAATTCTGTATTATAGAAGACATGAGTAAAACAGACATTCTGCTATCTTCCGTAAACGAGTTCTATTCCGATGACAAGAATAAATCTACATTACTGGGTATCCTAGACAAGTCCGGTGGTATATCACTTAGAAACATCGAATGGTTCATCACGAATTATGCGAAAAAAAATCATACTTCCTATACGACGTCCAATGGTCGTCTATTCACTGTACACTGTGCCTACAAGTCGAGTCTTGATGGGTACAGTAAAAAATTGTTTGACCCCTTTGCTCGGTCTGAAAAATTCACATATACGATTCCGGGAACATCTCATGAAGTTCAGACGACTATCGCTCAGTTGAACTTCATCAAATGGTGTATCAAGAATCGAATCATCGACTACATCTCTAAAAATAAGGATACCCTTTTTAGTAAACGAGTGACATGAAGCCGTTTTCGAAATTGAATGTCTGGTAACCGGTGTAGTAAATGTATAGTGTGTATACGTCAGTAAGATCAGGTTGAAGGGTTACTTCGAGGGTTGTTTTTTCTGATTGGATGTCACTAAAATCTAGACTTCCGGATGGACTGACATTGATGGGGTTAATCGCGAATGAGTAGGTGTATATGTTCCTCACGGGTTTAGATAGACGTTTTTGATATGGTATCATGTATTTGTAGTACGAATCTGTAGTACTTGAAATATTTGGTAAATCAACTCCCTGAATAAAAAATTTAGCACCTTTCATGACTGGGTTGAAGAAGGTGAAGGTTTCGTCGAAATCTGGTGTCGTCGAAAAGTTGAATCTGTTTTGAATATAATAGTAGTCCGAGAAGTTTGCATCCGGTACTCTGAATTCAGATGTATCAAGTTCAATACTATAAGACTGGGTAAACGTTTCCTGAGAGAGGCTTACAAAGTTTGTAATTTTTTCGGATGTCATGAGAATTGGGTTTCTCTCCCCGTTCTTCACGATGTCGAAACCTGGTATATTTGTGAATCTTTTTCCATCGGCATCCGTCGATGATGATGATGATTCAGTGTAAAACTCAAAGGTGAATTTCTCTATAAAAGAGTTTGTGGGTAGCTTTACTGTTATGATTGGTTCATCTGACCCTGGATCATCTGTCCATGGTACGATGTTGTATTCCGTTGAAAAAAACTCTCCAACCTTTTCGGTCCCGGCTTCGTTATTACCTTCTACCACAGGTTCTTCACTGAAACCAACACGAGAGAATGTAGTCACACCCCCCTGTGTCAGAGTGGTAAAAAATGAAATATTCTTTAAGGTGAAAGGTCCATTCCAATCTCTGGCATATATTTTAAAGATGTCGAATTCTGGTTCAAAGGTGGCTATGTTTACATTTTCAAATTCCGTGTTTCTCAAAAACCAGTGCAGTGATTTGACCCGGTTATTGGGAACAAGATTTGTTCGTATACTGTCAACACCTGCAGTAGTTTGGGACGTTGGGTGTCTCTTGACTACATCCGTGATCATCGTATATGGTTGGTTCTTTAAATAGATGCGTTCATCTGGGTCGATTGTAAATTCTTCTGTGACAATTTTGAAATTATCGAGAATGATCGTAGTTGGTGCCGACGTAAAGAACGTTTGTGTATGGAACTCAAACTCGAACTCTATTTTCTGTTTGTGAATCGCACATAATGGGAAGAAAGGTCTGTTTGGTTCATTTGTCGGATATTCATCACTGGAGTATTTTCTTGAAAAAAAGAACGGGAGAGGGATGATGACTTCAGATTCCAACGCCGCATAGGCACCATTCGATGTTGCCGTGTCAAACCCTAACATACGATTCAGGTTGAAACGGTTCGCAACCTTTTCGGAAACCTCGAGGTACAACTCGTCGTGTATGACCATCCAGTCATCATAAATCTTTTCAACTTCGATCTCGTCTACACGCATGGTAACCGATTTGATGAGATGACGACCGACCTGGTCGGCATAATTTTGTCCAGTTGTTAACCCGGGAAGTTTAATGAGTACGTACATGTTACTCAAAAGATCACCCATATTCTGAGGATTGAAGGTTACCTTGATACGTTCATTGAAGGGCCACGTAGGGGACGTGGGACTCTTATTGACGATCGTAGTTCTATGAAACTTTGTAAAGTTGGAATGCCTCTTTAAATCGTAATTAAAAATAGACTCATCTACATTGTCGCTATATATGTATGACTCCTGTTTGCCTATGGCGTTAAGGGATACACCGGCACCACTGGAGGTGGGCATCTTACTAATGGTTTACATATTTTTAATGTCCATCTTCCACATGTCGACATGGCTCGTTTTCAACATTACTTCCAATTCTTTCTTCGCCTGTGAAGCTTCTTTCATGAGAGCTTCAACACGCTCCTGTGTGTATTCGACCGTCTTCGTGTTAAGGAGGTAGTCCATGTTTCCATCAATCTTGGGGAAGATCGATGACATTTCCTTCTCGAGTTCCACCTTCTTCCTCTTGAACACAATCAACTCCTCCTCGATAACCATCGACACGAACTTCGATTTGTGGTCACACATGATAGCCCTAGCTTCGAGAACCTTGATGAGGTGGGCTTTTCGTTTCTTGTAGTGTTCGAGTCGGAGTTCCACAAAGTCTTGAAGAATCTCCTCTGGACTCCCGTACCTATTGATGCCCTTGGTGGGGTGGAACAGGTGCATGTTTGAAACATGGAAGGTCTTCCGCATCTTGAGATCTTTGACGATATCTTTCCCTGAGTATCCGAAGATTTCAAAGTCTACATCATCGGTTGTACTGTTGTTCGTATAGCCCGTGATCATCTTCTTTTCCGCCAACGAGTCCAAATATTCCTTGTAGTCTTGGGTCCAACGCCCAGGTGGAAGTTCCGTAACCTTGAGTCTGGATCCAGTGTCTCTGTACGTACCCTCTGTAATCCACAGACCGCCATCATCTTTGAACACCTTTCCCTTGAAACCCCTGAACCACGGCTTCATGGGTACGACCTCTTCACCACCCAGGATCCTCTTGATGTTCTCCTTGATGTCGTCGGGGTTGAAGGGTGGGACATAACAACTGAAACCCGTCCCGATACCTTCCGTCCCATTTACTAGAACCATGGGCATGGTAGGCATGTAGAAGTCCGGTTCGATGGATCGCCCATCATCATCCAAATAATTGAGGATGGCATCATCCCTGGGATCAAACAACTTCCTCGCCTCCTTGGCGAGCTTCGTAAAGATGTACCTCGTCTGTGACGCATCCTTGCCACCCATGAGTCGTGTACCGAACTGCCCACAGGGTTCAAGAAGATTGATGTTGTTGGAACCCGTATAGTCATTGGCCAACTTGACGATTGTCTCAGCCAAGGACACCTCACCATGATGATAGGCACTCTTTTCAGCTACATAGGCTGCCAGCTGAGCCACCTTCATCTCTGCAGTCAAGTTTCTCTGGAAACACGAATACATCACTTTACGCTGCGAAGGTTTGAGACCATCTGCGACATGAGCAATGGAACGTTTGAGGTCAGCCAAAGAAAAGTTCACCAAGTCTTTGTGTACAAAGTCGGTGATATCTAATTGCTTCACATCACCATAAGGAACTTCGAGTTGGTTAGCATCCTTGGCAGTACTTTCGAGAAGCCAGGACTTGCGTGCATCCGCCTTCTTCTTATCAAATGCCAACACAATGGAGTCATCAGTCATCGTATCCATGTCAAACTTCACAGTGAGGTCCTGAATCTTCTTGAAGTACTCACGAGCTTCAGCCGACGTTGAGGTACCCAAACCCTTGTAGTACTTGATTCGCCACCCAGCCTTACCATTGCCATACCAGGTTCGGAATGCAGAGTCAGTGTAGAACGATTTGGACTCAGAACCCTTCGTCGCCTTAATGATTGGTGTCACCATAGAGACCACAAAGTTCAGTTTCAAAAGGCTGGGCCAGAAGTAATGGATCATGTTGAGGATGAGACCCTTGATGTGAGAACCATCGTTATCCGCATCAGTCATGATCATGAGGCGACCGTAGCGAAGTTCCGAAACACTTGTGTACTCCTTCCCTTGTTGGAGACCCAAAATTTTCTTGAGGTCGTTAAACTCCTGGTTAGAGGTTAACTGTGCGACCGAAGAGTCTCGGACATTCTTGCACTTGCCACGGAGAGGGAAGACACCGTAGTGGTCTCGGCCCACCACAGATAAACCAGCGACAGCGAGTGTCTTCGCTGAGTCACCCTCTGTCACGATGAGGGTACACTTCCCAGATTGTGCCGTACCAGCCTTGTTCGCATCATCCAATTTGGGAATACCGGTAATCTTAGACTTCCTGGCACCATCAGTCTTCTTGAGTTCTTTCATCTCCTTGAACTTCGAGAGTGCTGTGAGTTCATCAGCGATACCAGTCTTCAAAACATTCTTCACAAAGTTTTTGGGTGGTTCAAACTTCGAACCAAAGTCTGGAGACTTTGAGGTACACTCAGACTTCACCTGACTCGAGAAGGTTGGGTTCTCCAAAGTTGCCTTCACGAAGATGGTGAAAGCGTTCTTCACCTGTTGAGGCTTCAGTTTAATCTTCTTGGCCATATCATCAATGATAGCATTGGCGATATGGTTCGCGACGTGATCGACGTGTGTACCACCCTTCATGGTACAGAGACCGTTCACGAAGGAGACTTGCTCGAGACCATTTTCAGACGGTCCGATACACACTGACCACCGGTCACCGGAGACAGATGCAACTTCTTGGACACCTTCATGCATCTTGGCATAGGCCTCAAAGTTCTGTTTGGGGAGGACATCCCCATTAAACTTCACTTTACAGTTTTGAGTGGTACAGATGTTCGCATCCCAAACTCGCTTCTGGAAAATGTTGTAAATGGTATCGTCCATCTTGGACATTCCAAACCTCTTCCACTCGGGTGTGAATGTAATGGCGACCGATGAAGTAGCACCCGAATGTTTTTTGATTTTTGGTGGGTCACAGACGGTCATGTTCCTCGACCATTTTTGTGTGTACGTTTGCTTCGTTTCGTGATCCTTGATCACGATGGAAAAGTCCGATGAATAAATATTCGCCAACTTGGCACCGTAGCCGTTTCGACCCCCGACGATCCTCTTTTGGGAGTCATCGTAGTTGGTACTCGTGAGGAGGTGTCCAAAGACAAGTTCAGGATTCCAAAGACCTTCCTTCTCGTGCATCTTTACAGAGATCCCACCAAGGGGTCCGTTATTCTCAATAGTCACCGAGCCACTCTCCTTGTCGATGGCGACGGAGATGGAACTGACCTGTTTGGGATGGAGAGAGTTACGATCAATGGCATTGACTAAGATCTCATCAAAGATTTTCAAGAGAGCTGGGGAGTACTTGAGGTTCTTCTTCGAGAACTTTCCACCATCAAGGATCCAGTAGGGTTCGGTACCCTGTTCAACTGGACCGACATAGGAGTCAGGTCTCTTGAGAATGTGTTCGATATGGGTGAGCTTTTGAACACTCTCCATATTTTCTTAGTCTTATTACAACACTAACTTTTAACTTAGGTTAAAAATATTATTTTATAGAAAACTATATGCTCACTCTCACCTCTGCAAAACCAATCTTACCCAAACTCGAGAAGCGTATCAACAAGACCATCGTCAAGTCGGCCGTAAATGTTATCGACAAGGTGTACAAGGATCGGGATTATGCTCGGTTCTATGTCCTTGAGACGGTCGCTCGTGTACCATACTTTTCATTTGTATCGGTTCTACACCTCTACGAAACCTTCGGTGTGTGGCGGAAGGCTGACTTCTTAGAGACGCACTTCGCACAGACCATGAACGAGTATCACCATCTTCTCATCATGGAAGATTTGGGTGGTGATGAACGTTTCATCGATCGCTTCTTCGCACAGCACACAGCCTTTGCATACTACTGGTTGACGTGTCTCTTGTATGTGGTATCACCTAGGATGGCGTATAACCTCTCCGAACAGGTTGAGGAACACGCCTACCATACCTATGACGAATTCCTCAAACAGAATGGAGCGAGTCTCTCCCTCGAGAAGCCTCCAACTGTGGCTTCAAATTACTACGACGATGTCAACAACCTCTATGACGTCTTCGAGAATGTTCGCAACGACGAAGGTGATCACGTGAAGACCATGCAAGACTGTCAGATTACGCTTCACCGGCAATAGTGGCGAGGTATAGGTCGACTTCACCAGAAAATTCGGGACATTTTTCGACAGTCTTCTTGGTCACCATGTCTTGGATGTTGACGATGTGTTCTTTGAATTTGACGACATCGACACCAGTCGCGTTGTGGATCTGACTATCTGAAGCGATATCCTTGGCTGCGTAAAGATACGCTGCAGCATAATTTGCATGAAGTGTCGCGATGAGCGGCGAAGCATCTTGTTGCGAAGCTGTCGCGTAACGAGCTGACTGTCGTATAAGTTTATCCAAAGATGCACTTGCCACGACACGTCTATTCTTGGCCAGTGTGTACAGCAAGAAGACGGCAATGGCTACGTAAAGGTAAAACATCTCCTTTGTAATATTCAGGGAAAAAAATACCTAAGTTGGCATTCGAAGCAGAGAATCCAAGAAACAATCATGGAGATCATTCACGACGAAATGTGGAACAAGTGCCTTGGTGATGCAACCAAGATGTATCGTCTTGCTGAACCCGACGACAGGTGTCGACACTTGGCGAATGCGACATGGGTCATGAAGAAGCGATACGAGCAGCATGCGAAAAAGAAGAGTGAGCGTACGATTATGTTTATCGATACAGTTCCCGAGGAACCTAGGGTTCAGGTGAAGAATTCAATTTGCACAGCGATGACAATGTCTGGATCGAGGTGCAAATTCAAGGCTGTATGTGGAAACTATTGTCGAAAGCACAACGTTTCCGATAAATTAAAATCACAGTTACTATAAATGTTTGATCAGGATACGCTTAGACCTGTAATAATAGCAATGTCTCTGTACATCATCACAAGTGTCACCGTTCCCCGCTTCGCCACAAAACCAACAAACATTGAAATCATCGATGACATCGTCGCTTTCCTCGTGGCTCAACGTGGCTCTGTGATGTCGGGAACGATCTTAATGGGTCTTCTCATCTTCGCCGCGAACTACATTGACACCGAATTCTTTTAAGATGTTCTCTCGTGACATGATATTTTTAGTATACGAATGATCCATGTGGGTTAGTCGTTTGTTGTAGGCATCTTCCATGAATTCCAAGAGTTGGTCAAAGTTTGGTTTACCCCAAACCATCCCTTTTTTGAAGAGAAAGTCATCATTCTCCAACTCTTGAAGTTCACAGTCAATCATGTAAGGCGACTGAAGATATTCACTCGGTCCACCATATCTTGTCGCGATAACGGGTTTATCCCTCATGGCTGCTTCTATAGCACCCATCCCAACACCCTCTGAATTTGAAAAATTTACGTAGCAATCACCACGACTGTGGATCGTATTCATCGTCTCTTCGGATACGAGACCATTGATGACTTCGACACGTTTCAGATCTATCTTAACATCTTCTTTACATGTTGACTTGACGAGTAAGCGGGTATCTGGTTTATCCAGACGAATGAAGGCTTCAAGGATCTTTTTGAAGTTCTTACGTGGATCCAAAATGTTACCGATGTGGTAGAATGTATAAGGTGTCTGTGGGATGTATGCATGAATCACGAAAAACTCTTTACTCGGAAATTGTTTCGACAGGACTCGTTTGCAGAATTCACTGGGTACGGCGATACGGTCAAAGTGATCGAAGAGTTTGCCATAGTCTTCATGAACGGTCTCGGTCTCGCACACGGTCATGCATATGATCTGTTTACATTTCGCTTTGATGGATGGTATAAACTTTATGATGTCGTCGATTGGTAAGGCAAATATGAAAGCCTGGTCACATTCTGGGATATCTTGATTGTAAATGTAGTACTTACTATCCGGGAAGAGATCCATATATTTCTTCGTGTGTTGACCAATCCCACTCAGAAGAGTTGGTCCTATGAAGATCATTATGTATAAAGATAATCTTTCTTTTATATATATAAACATGGAAGCTCTCAAGGATGAAATTCGCGTGGAGATGAACAACGTTCGTGTCGACAAGAAGAAGCTGTATGATCTTCTTCTCAAGATGGTTGATAACTGTGGTGGTGGTTCGTTGTCTGTCGTTGAAGGTCCCCCTGGTCCCCCTGGTCCCGCTGGTCCTCAGGGTCCCGAAGGTCCTCAGGGCCCAGAAGGTCCTCAGGGCTCCGATGGGGTATGCAAGTGCCCTGCCCCCAAGAAACCCGTCAAGAAGTCGTCTGTAGCTTAAAGATTAAACCATATATTAGGATATAGTAGCCACCATAGCTCAGTCGGAAGAGCGCGGACTTTGTAAGTCCGAGGTAGGGGGATCGAAACCCTCTGGTGGCATATATCCAATTAGCTCAGTTGGTTAGAGCACAGTGCTTATACATTTGTATATTTACATAGAGTCGAATCTATATAAGGCACGCTGGGGTCACGGGTTCGAGCCCCGTATTGGATAATGGACCTATGCCATAGGTGTAGGACTACCACCCTTGTTTACCATGTATATGAAGCTCCCTAAAATAGCCAGTATGGCAAGAACCAGGTACCCGAAGGGGTATTTCTTCTTTTCTTCTTGTGCTTTGTCGGGTAGTTTTCGCACATTCATGTTGAGTACTTCAATCTTATTCGTAAGTTTTTCAAGAGCTTGAAGTATTTGGACATTTTTGTCTTTCGGTTTTTCTCGTGGGTTGACCGTGGTAATTTCAACTATCATGTGCCAGTTATATTCGGGTTTTAGGAGGTGGTACGTATGATCATCTCGGTGTTCGAATATCTGGAAGTTTAGTTGTTTGATGGAAATGGGGTTGAAGTAATTTGTTTTCCTCGGGTAACTTCGCCATTGTTTATCTGTTTGAATGGTCGACGACGAGTGTCTGTAGTGACACTCCAGTGGGATACGTTCGAGTATCCGTCCATGCTTTTCACTCAGAAGTTGTGCAGCCTTTGGAATGTCCGGACACACTATATCTATGTATTCGGGAATGTCACTTTCTCTGTCATCGCTATTTTTATTAGCCTCGCCTACACTCGTGACGTAAAAATCAACCATCTTGATACCGATGACGCGACCCATATCCTCGATGTGTGTGTTAGACTCTAGTGTTAAGTTATACGAGAACGTATTGTTACTTCCTGTCACGTAGTGTGAATCGAGTATCATGTACTGCGTCTTTTTAGGTAAATCGTCGAGCGACATTCTAACATATGTATATACTTTTTTTACCTAAGTTTATCAACGTGATGACATTTCCAAAATGGAATCGACACTCAACACGTTCAAACAGCTTCGACGCAACGCCTTCATTGCGTGTGGTAATGTATCCGTATATGATAACATCATCCACGACATCGAAACCCTGTTAGATGAAGATGATGAACGCTACATGAGAAATGCATTGATCAAAACGATGAAGCAAGAATGCGATAACATCGATAGGGCTGCCTGGTACGAAGAACATTTCGACACTTGGGTCCCCATGCCTGAGCGGCAAGACTGTGATATGTTTTCTCTTGAAGATCGTCTTCGTTATGCACAGTGTAGGGTTGAAATGTTTGACCACCTCGAGCGTACCTTTAAGAAAAGGATGTTCCCTAATTTAGCAGAGAGACTTGAATTCTTTTAAAGATTTAGTGACTATGTAATACATAATATGTCTCAAGCAATTGGTATCGATCTCGGAACTACGTACTCTTGTGTTGGTGTCTGGCAGCATGATCGTGTAGAAATTATTTCAAACGATCAAGGTAACCGAACCACACCTTCCTATGTGGCTTTTACGGATGATGAGCGTCTCATTGGTGACGCCGCAAAAAATCAGACTGCTATGAATCCCAAAAATACTGTATTTGATGCGAAGCGTCTCATCGGTCGTAAATTCTCGGACAAAAAGGTCCAAGATGACATGAAGGATTGGTCGTATGAGGTTATTGCTGGACCAGGTGACAAACCTATGATCAATGTCGAGTCCCACGGTGAAAAGAAGACGTTTTCACCCGAGGAGATTTCTTCGATGGTACTCACGAAGATGAAGGATATTGCTGAGTCTTTCATGGGCAAAACAGTGAAGGATGCGGTTGTCACCGTCCCTGCATACTTCAACGATTCACAGAGACAGGCTACGAAGGATGCCGCAGCCATCGCGGGTCTTAACTGCCTTCGGATCATCAACGAGCCTACGGCTGCCGCTATTGCCTACGGTCTTGACAAGAATAAGGATGAAGATAAGAATGTACTCATCTTCGATCTTGGTGGGGGTACCTTCGATGTGTCGCTTCTAAACATCGAGGGTGGGATCTTCGAAGTGAAGGCGACTGCTGGTGATACACATCTCGGTGGTGAAGACTTTGATGCCCGCCTCCTCCGACACTTTTCTGAAGAGTTCAAGCGGAAACATAAGAAGGACCTCTCTGGAAACGCTCGAGCCCTTCGCCGTCTTCGCACAGCTTGTGAACGAGCGAAGCGTACCCTCTCATCGACCTCACAGACGACAGTTGAGATTGATTCATTGTTCGAGGGTATCGACTTTTATTCGTCGATCACTCGAGCTCGTTTCGAGGATCTGAATGCTGATCTCTTCCGAAAGTGTATGGAACCTGTCGAACAGGTTATCCGTGATGCGAAGATGGACAAGTCGAAGGTTGATGAAGTTGTTTTGGTTGGTGGTTCGACGAGAATTCCTAAGATTCAACAGATGCTCTCGAGTTTCTTCAATGGTAAGGAGCTCAACAAATCGATCAACCCCGATGAAGCCGTTGCCTATGGTGCTGCGGTCCAAGCTGCCATTCTTTCGGGTGTTGATAACAGTAACGTCCAGGATCTCCTGCTTTTGGATGTTGCTCCAGTTTCTCTCGGACTCGAGACTGCCGGTGGTGTCATGACGAAAATCATTGAGCGGAACACGACGATCCCGTCGAAGAAGGAGCAGGTTTTTTCGACGTATTCGGACAACCAACCCGGTGTGTTCATCCAAGTATACGAAGGTGAGCGTGCTCGTGCCAAGGATAACCATCTATTGGGTACCTTCGAACTCTCTGGTATCCCACCCGCACCCCGTGGTGTTCCACAGATTAGTGTATGCTTCGACATTGACGCTAACGGTATTCTGAACGTGACCGCCGAGGATAAGGCTTCTGGGAAGTCGGAGAAGATTGTCATCACGAATGACAAGGGTCGCCTATCGAAGGAGGAGATCGAACGCATGGTCCAGGATGCTGAAAAATACAAAGAAGAGGATCAGGCGTACGAGAAGAAGGTGACTGCTATGAATGGTTTGGAAACGTCGGCCTATGGTATGCGTAATATGATTGATGGTGAAGAGTGTCCCTTTAGTGAGGACAACAAGACGAAGATTAGGGAAAAGGTTGACGAGACGATCCAATGGATTGACAATAACCGATCTGCCGAAGTTGACGAGATTGAACATAAGCAGAAAGAGTTGACTGACCTCTTGACGTCGTGTCAGGAACAGAAGGGTCCCACGATCGACGAGATGGATTAAATGTTGACGTATATAAATGCCAACTGTCAAACAGATTCAGAACTCGAAGAAGAAATTGAAAACTACACCCAAACCCAAGGGTAACAAGCCTAAGCTCCCCAACAAGATGACCTACCTCATAATTCTGGCAGACCCGAAGACGAAGCGTGACAAGGAATTCTTGAAGATGGTTCGTCAACATGTCAATACAAAATAAAGTCCCGGAACGTTACAATCTCTTTGTCTATGATGAGTTTGCAAAACTCTCGTTCAATAGTCGATAGTGTTAATGCATTTAATGTCGTATGTATATACAACCCGTGAATTGTAATACCTATGACATCAAGACGTGTTAGAATTTCTACAAGATTATCAAATTCCAATATCGCGAGACCCATCATGAACTTCCCCTTGGAAAATGAGTAGGTTTTATCAGGTTCGTGGTTGAGTAGATGTTTCTTGATGAAACGTTCAACTTCATTTTGTGGATCCTGACCGATCTTATTGGCCTGCTCAGAAAACGCATCGAATCCGTAGGCGATCTGTTTCAGGAACATTTTCTTGTGTTGGGGCAACGACATCTTAAAGTTGGTGAGTATTATTTATTTAAAGGGTCTGCATGTATTTAAATTATATGATCTACGTTCCCGATCCGGATGCTGCCATAGGGAATTTATCCCTGGTTTATGCTACACATATACTGATGACGCGGGGTGAGGGAGGAATCCACCCCGACGTATATAAATATGGAAGAGATCGGGCATTCATTTTTCATAACGTGACCGATGAAGGTGTTTTAGAAATGAAGGGGTTTATCAATGCATTCATTCACCTGCGTTTTCCAGGGATTGGTGATATCATGCGAAAATGTATTCAGCCAACCATTCAAATGCAAAAGATGATAGACACACACTGGGATGTCGT